CGCCTTCATTTCGCTGACTTTGTTTTCGCAAATGATTTGGTTCGTGAAATTGATGTCGTCAATGTACTTCCCGATTTCAGCGATTGCAAAATTTTGTGAAACCTTTCGTTTTCCTGGGCGCTGAGGTTCAAATAGTCGCGGATATCGTTGGACGATAATTCCGAAAATTTGATTGTGGATGTCAACGCCCTTTGAACAAAAAAATCGCGAACCAATGGATTGGCGTTCAACTTATCAATTCGGCGTTGTTTGAACACGTCATTGAATTGGGTTTCGTCTTCGCCATTCAGCACATAATAACACGCCGCCAATTCAATCAACGTTTGTTGTTCGCCAATGAATTCCAATCGCCATTCCATTTCGGCCAACAAATGAAACATTTCCACGATGTTTCCGCCATTGGCGGATTTCTTCATGGAATCAATCATTGTTTTCAATTGGTCTTTGGTCATGTTCATTTCCGCGAACCTGGTCGCCACTTCGGCGGCGATGGCTCGTTTGGATGGCATGGTCAACGGGTTTGAATATTCAAACCAATTGTCGCCGTCGGAATCGGTGAATATTTTGTTCAATGGAATGACCGAACCGGTGACGTGTTTGGATTCTGCCATCACCGGGTTTGGCTTGGGTTGTTGTCGTTTAAACCAATTCATTTTTTTGATTTGGGGTTTGCCTTTTTGGTTTTGTTCAATGACGATTGACAAATGGCATAAGCGGACGATTCGGATTTCCCGGTTCGCATGACATCAACAACGCAACGTTCCAATTTTTTGGGCATGTCCTTTGATTTTTTGTTCGCTCAAAGGTAGCGAAAAATCAATTGCGATATTTGACGAATTCGTTGTGGAATGTCCACAAATAATATCGGAAACAATCCAACAAGTGTGACAAATTCGAATCCTTTGTTTTTTCGATGTCCCCGTTCGATGTCGTTTCTACATTCTGCAAATCATGAATCAACCATTGACATCCGGCGTCAATCTGAATGTCCGGATGTTTTTCCAAAATGGAATTGAGCAAAACGCGCGAATTTTTGATTGACGGGTTCACGCTTGGGACTTTGAACGCGGATTTGGGCAATTGCAATTCGTCGCGAATGATTGTGTAGTAATTGACGGCGCCGCGTGTCATGGCCGAACGGTTGGCCCCGGACGCGTCACCGGTAACGATGAACAACCGGTCGCCGAATTCAACCCGGATGGATTCGCACAATCTGAAAATGTCCGAATTCTTCAATCTGAATTCACGAATGATTCGGATTTTGTCGCCATACGATTGGCCGGCAATACATGTGATTGGGTCAACGTTGAAATCGAACGACAAAATGATTGGTTCGTTCGGATGGATGGCCACACCTGTTTTGACGGTTTTGAATTTATTGAATGCATACGCGAACGGGCGTTCAACGTCGGAAACGTCCCAATCGCCATTGACGAAAACGGCGCGCGTCAATTCATCCAGGGAATCCATGGCGGCCAAATATTCGGGCGGCAATGATGGATTGTCCAACATCAACGCTCGTTTGTAAAAATATCCATCCGGCAATTGGCCGTTCATTGCCGGTTCATGGAATGTGGTTTTGGTCCATGTCTGCGACGGGTTACATGTGGCCATAATCAAACGCGGCGGTTGATTTGGAATGATATGACGACCAACGCGCAATTTGCATTTTTCGAATGTCTTTTTTTGTAGTTCTTGCGCTTCTTCTAACAGGAAAAAATTCGTTTCTAATCCATCGAACCGGGTCAAATTTTTATCCATGACAAAGTTTTCCGGGAAAAACTCCAGGGTCGAACCATTGGTGAACGTGACGATGTGGTCGGTTTGGTGATATGACCGGATGAATGGTTTGGGGCAAAGTTTGAAAAACGTTGGAATGGTTGTCCGCTTCAATGTCGGCAATGATTCGCGGATGACGTGTGATTTCGAATTCGGGAAAATCTTCGCCAACAATATCAATGTGGCCAATGAAACATACGATTTTCCGCCGCCGGCGGCGCCTCCGTAAAGCAAATATTCAAATTGGCCGGAAAACACGGCCTCCATGAATTCCAATTGTTTTTGATGTGGTTCAAACACTACCATTGGCGACCATGAATTCATCAAACACGTCGATTGAACAATCCAAATGAAAATTTTGACCGGTTATCAATCGAACATAGGTTGTTCCGGGTTCATCTTCATTCCAGGCATAAACGGTGTCAATGTCGAACCGGACCGGAACGGATTCCGTTGGCCTTTCAATTCCAATGGATTCATAATCAACGGCGTCATTGATTTGGAAAAATCCATTGGCGAAAACAAATCGCCCAACCAATCGCATCATGACGGATTCATTTTTTGTGTTGTTTTCTGCCAACGTTCGATGGCGTTTGCGTTCCGCTCGAAATATCGGTCAATGATGGCCCATTCGTCGCGCGATTGAACGGATTGTTGGGTGAACCCTTCGGTCAATATTTGGTGATTGACTGAATGTAATTTGTTCCTAACCCAACGATGCGCCGAACGGACGTCGCCCAAATCGTCAATGACGGATTGGATGACCATTTGGATTTCCTGTTCACTCAATTGAACAACGAATTGTTTTTGTGGTTGGTCTTTGTTCATGTGAATTCAATTGTTTGGTTTCCAATTTTGAACACCTGTGGTTCACCGGTCATTTCAACTTGAATGTTTTCGTTCCAATTCGCCGGGTCGGCGTTCTTCAATGTGAAAATGACGGCGGTCGATGACGGCGCAATGTATCGTTTTTTGGTTTTCACCTGGCGTCCGGCCAAATCACCCGTTTTGCCGTACAATTCAACCGTTTCCGTTTCTTCGACGTAAAATCCAACAACCAGGCGTTCCAACGCGTCAACGGCCTTTTCTCGCAAACGTTCCTTTCCGTTTTTGGAATGGGTTTGTTTGGCTCTTTTGTAACGTTCCGCAATTTGCGAATCCTGGTCAACCCAATTTTTGAGGGTGCGCGATGAAATGCCATTGGATTCACAACACGATTCAATCGTCACGTTGGCGGATTCATACGCCAAACATATTTGTTCGCACAATTCCCGTTTTTCGTCAATCGTCCTTTCGGCGGCGCTCGGTTTTCGGGGTGTTGGTTTTTTCTTTTTGTCTGCCATCGGTTTTTGGTACGATGGCGAACCACTTTTTGTTTTTTTCATGTCGCCAATTTTTCGGCCATTGGTTCGGCCCGGTGTTGTTGTTGGCGATGTGGTTTGTGGTTTATTCTGTTTGAATCACGGGTTCGGATTTGCCGGTGACATAATTGATGAACGCCCGGCGGTCCGGTTTCATCAAATGTGGCGATTTTTCCCAATGGTCGCAAAACTGAATCCAAATGGCGTTGAAACGTTTGGCCAAATACGATTCGGTTTCGGCCGTTTCGGTGTATTTGTGGAATGTGTTGACAACCGTCCAAAATTCATGATGGATTTTTGATTGTTCACGTCCGGCGGCGCGTCGAATTTGTCGATTCATGTTTTCAAATTTATGGCAAATCGTCGTTGAAATAATACATCATGTCAATCATTGCCATGGCTCCGGTCAACATTTCATTCAGACAATCAACGCGGACAATGAACATGTCGATTCCGGTTGTTTCGTCATCGACCAATTGAGCGATGGCCTTTTGATGGATTTCAATGATGGATTGTTGGCGTTCAAATTTGGTCATTGGTCGAATAGGGTTAAAACGTTCGATTTGGTTTTTTTTTCGGCGTCAATTTTATCTAACAGGTCAATGACCTGGTCTTTGTGGAAATAAAATTGGCCGCCGTTGACAATCCGTTGTTTCAATTGTTCAATGGTCATGATTGGATGACGGATTTGATTTCATAATTGTAAAAATACGGAGACAACCATTGTGGTTTGTCAACCTTCAATTCAACGTATGAATGGCCAATTGTTGGTCCATTGATTACGGTCGCCGGTCCGCTTGCAGTTTCAACGCGGTCGCCGGACTTGAGTTTCCAAAATGTTTGGATGTCGATGTGTTCCATGGGTATTTTTTTAATTTTTCCGGATTCAAAAATCAAATATCGCATTATTGAAAAATGGTTTGTTGGTTTTTGTTTTCCATCAAATGAACATGGTTTTCGGCGACTTCGCGGATGTGTCGGATGGCGGATTCCCTGGCCTTCAATGATTCAATCCATTCATTGATTTCGGCGATTGTTTCGGCGGTATAATATCCGCGCGATGTAGCAATCAAACCGGGAACCAAGTTGTGGACGCGAATGAATTGAATCATTTTCCGAATCCGGGTGTCTTTGAGTTTCACTCCGAATGATTCATTGATTTTGGCAATCATGGTGTCGGCGGTGACGATGTGTTCGATTCCGCGTTTCATTTTGAAGCGGTCAATCATCATTGGAATCAACCGATGTTCGGTTGGCGTCAATTCAATTGTGAATTCTTCGAAATTTTTAATCATGTTGTTG